GGTATACGGCGGTGCGCGCTCGGTCAAGCGGTCGGAGTACCGGCTGCGGGAGCAGGGCATTTTGCCTTCGGGCATGTTCCTGGCGCCGGGGCCGGGCGCGCGGCTGGACGCGTACGGCAACATGTCTCGTGGTCACATGCAGCAGATCCTGTCGGGGCTCGGCGCGGACAACCCGTCAGGCTCGACCATGGTCGCTACCCAAAGCCGGCGCTCGTTGAAGAAGGGCCACGCGAAGGCGTTCTTCGTGATGAAGCGTGGCAAGAACTCCATTGGTATCGCAGAGCGGCGAGGCAAGACCCTGGCCGTGGTACTGCTGTTCGTGCGGCAACCCAACTACTCAGCCCGTTTTGACTTCCATCGCGTCGTCCGGCGGGTTGCGGAGAATGATGCGCTGGTGGAAGACGCCATCGGGCGGGCCATCGAGCGGTTTGGGGGGTAGGGCGGCAGGGCTCACCGATTTGGAGCGTCCGACAAAACGCGGGTCCTTCTGGCGCCCCCCACCCCTACACGGGTTATTCGGCTCGTGTTTTCGCTCTAGCTGAAATTTGTCTAGGGGTGTCCGTCTTTTCAAGGTGTGTGTCATGGGCAAGCAAGTCACTAAGGCTGAACTCGGTGAGATTGTTGGCCGTGATGAGCGCACGCTGTCTCGCTGGCAGAACGCTGGCATGCCGGTGGTCGAGGTTGGCCTCGGGCGCGGCAATGAAAACGTGTATGACACCGCTGCAGTGATCGAGTGGCTGGTGCAGGCTGCCGCGCTCAATGGCAAACGCGAGACAGCCCGCGAGCGGCTGGATCGCATCAAGGGTGACCGCGAAGAACTGGCGCTGGCCCGCGAGCTGGAAGAAGTGGTGCTGGCCGAGGAACTGGTCGAGCGCTTCGAGGCGATGATCACCGCCGCAAAAATAGAACTACTGAACACCTTGCCGGAGAACCTGGCGAGCGAACTTTCTGCCCGATACGGCGTTGAGGTGGATGACCAACTGATCCGCGACCCTATCGAGATCATTCTGCGAGAGCTGGCGAACTATGACCCTGATGACGAAGACCCGTCAGACGGGGATCCTGACGAACCGGACGATCCGGAGGCTGCTGAAGAAGACGGCGACTAAGTCGCTGCGTCGGGTCTGCCGTAAGTGGTCGCCGCCGCCTCGGATGACGATCATCCAGTGGGCAATCAAATATCGCTGGTTGGCGCCGGAAGAAGCCGCGCGCCCTGGCAAGTATCGGTTTGAGGTTACCCCGCATCTGATCTGGCCCGGTGGTCCCCTTGAGGCGCTGGACGATCCAGCCGTCAACGAGATTGTTGGCCGAAAGTCAGCCCAGGTGGCTTGGACAAGCGGTGTGCTTGGTAATGCGCTGGGCAAGTGGATCGACATTGACCCGTCGCCAGTGTTGGTGCTGTTTCCCAAAGCCGAGGCTGCAAAGCAGTACGTGGCGGAAAAGCTGGAGCCGATGATCGAGGCAACGCCACGGCTACGTAAAAAGATCGACCTGCGCAGCCGCAAGCTGCAGCAGCGGCAGGACTTCAAGAAATTCCCCGGCGGCTTCCTCAAGTTGGTTGGTTCCAACAGCCCGGCCAGCGTTAAGTCCACGCCGGTGCCAAGGGTGGCGGTAGAAGAGCCGGACGACTGTAACCTGAACCTGCGCGGGCAGGGCGACAGCATCAAACTGGCAAAGGAGCGTCTGAAGACCTTCCGGCGCTCCAAGATCATCATCGGCGGTACGCCGACGATCAAAGGGCTGTCGGCCATCGATGCCGAGCTGGAGCTGTCAGACAAGCGCGTTGGCTTGGTGCCGTGCCACGAGTGCGGCCAGGAGCACGCGCTCAGCTTTGACCACCTGCACTGCCCCGAGGATCCGGATTACCAACACGAGGTCTACGGTAATCACCGGCCTGAGCAGAGCTACTACGCCTGCCCTCACTGCGGTGCGATCTGGGACGACAACCAGAAGAACGCGAACCTGAAGCGCGGGCGCTGGGAGGCAACTGCCGAGTTTCGAGGCATTGCTGGTTACATTCTCAATGAGCTCTACGCGACCTTCTACGGCTCGCGGTTTGAGGTCCTCATGGAGAAGAAGCTGCAGGCCGAGCACGCAGCCGCCCAAGGCAACATCGGCCCGATGATCGCCTATGTGAACAGCTCCAAGGGCGAGAGCTACGAGTACCAGAGCGACGCGCCAAAGACCGACGAGCTTGAGCGCCGAGCCGAAGCCTATGGTGAGCTGACCGCGCCGAAAGGTGTGCTGCTGATCACCGTGGGTGTAGACGTTCAGCACGACCGCCTGGCTGTTCTGATGACCGGCTGGGGGCGCGGTGAGGAGTCATGGCGTCTGTACTGGGGCGAGCTGCATGGCAACCCGCTGGATGTGAAAGACCCGGTATGGGGTGAGCTGGACAAGCTGCTGGCGACTCAGGTCAAGAGCGAGCACGGCTGCCAGATGGTTGTGAGCGCAGCGGGTATCGACTGCTCTGACGGCACGTCTAGCGACGCGGTGTACACCTACGTCCGTGCCCGGATGCGCTTCAACATCATGGCGGTAAAAGGGGCATCGGTAGACAGCCGGGAGCGGGAGATCTTCGTAAAGCCTGCGCCGACCTCCGACACCAACGCCGCCAATACCAAGGCATCGAAGTACGGCCTACGTCCGTTCATTGTGGGTACCCACAAGGCCAAGTCGCTGATTGATCAGCGCCTGCGCCTGAAAGGCACCGGCCCAGGCCGCATGCACTGGTACAGCGATATCCGCAGTGACTACTACGAGCAGATAACCAATGAGGTGCTGGCACCGCACCCGCGCAACCCGAGCAAGATGGTCTGGCAGAAAAAGGCAGGCCGTCGCAACGAGGCGCTGGACTGTGAGGTGTACGCGCTGCATGCGGCGCGCAGCTTGAAGACGCACATCCTACGTGACGCCGACTGGGACGCGCTGGAGCAGCAACTACTGCAACCCAATCTATTCAATAGCGAAGAGCCCGTCGCGCCCATACCCCGCAAGGCCGCCAAAAGCGGAGGTCGCAGGGTGCGCGGTCGGGCGCACTGAGGTGAACCATGACCGATGCACAACAGCGATTGGCTGACGTTCGGGCGTCGATCAAGACGATCCTTGAGAAGGGCCAGCGCTTCCGCAAGGGCGACCGCGAGATCCAGCGCGCAGAGTTGGCGAGCCTCCGGATTCTGGAGGCACAGATTGCCCGTGAAGTGGCAGCTGAACAGGTCGCCCTGCGCGGTCGTGGTCGTAGCCGCATTACCTACGGGAAGATTTGATCATGGGCATCTTTAGAAAGGCGCCCGAGCAGTTGCTCATGCAGGAGGCACTCAAGCTAGCCAAAGATATCGCCCAACCCAAAATCGTTACCCAAGGTGGTGGCGGTGGGAGCGAGACCCGTTGGCGCGGTGCGTCGCGCATGTTGCGCAGCATGGTCAGCTGGATTCCGGGGCTTGGTAGCCCTCGGCGCGACCTGGCAAGCGGCGAGCGCAGCATGCTGGTGGCCCGCTCCCGCGATGCGATGCGTAACCATCTGATCGCCCGTGCGGCAATCACGCGGCTGCGTACCAATGTTGTCGGTACCGGTCTGGTCTGTCGGGCTCAGGTCGATCACGAGGCGCTTGGCCTGACGGAGGAAGAAGGCGATGCGCTGAACGCACAGCTGGACCGGATCTGGTCAATCTACGCGGACGACCCGCGCGAGTGCGACGCGGAGGCCACGCTCAACCATTACCAGCTGCAAGCCTTGGTGCTGGTATCGTCGTTGGTTGGCGGTGATGTGCTGGTGTCTACGCCGGATGAGGAGCGCACCGGCTGTGTGTTCAGCACTCGCCTGCAGCTGATCGAGACCGACCGGGTGTGCAATCCGGGGCGCGGGCTCGACACTGCCCGCATTGTTGAGGGCGTTGAGTTCGACGGGCTGGGCGCACCTGTGCGCTACCACGTTTGCACTGGTTACCCGAATGAGCTGGCGCTGGGCACAGAGCTGCGCTGGGACACGTTGGAGGCCTTCGGCGCTACGACTGGCCGGCGTCGTGTGCTTCACGTGATGGCAGACAAAGAGCGGCCCGGCCAGAAGCGCGGTGCGCCTTATCTTGCGCCGGTTCTTGAACCACTGCAGAAGTTGGAGCGCTACAGCAGCGCCGAGCTGATGGCTGCGGTGGTGTCGGCCATGTTCACCGTCTTCATCGAGAAGAGCAGCGAGTTCGACGACGAGAAGATGAACCTTGCCAGCCTGGTGAATGGCGGCGAAGGCGCATCGACCGATGATGACGACGGTGGAGATATTCAGCTTGGTGAAGGGGCAATCATCGACCTTGGTCGTGGTGAGAAGGCGACCACCGTCAACCCCGGCCGACCCAACGCGCAGTTTGATCCGTTCTTTATGGCCGTGGTGAAGGAGATCGGCGCAGCGCTGGAGCTGCCGGCAGAAGAGATTCTGTTGTTCTACAGCTCAAGCTACAGCGCAGCCCGCGCAGCAATGCTGCAGGCATGGCGGTTCTACAGCCTGCGCCGCTGGTGGCTGACCTGCGACTTCTGCCAGCCCAGCCGTGAATTGATCATCGACGAAGCGGTCGCGCGTGGGCTGATTGATCTGCCTGGCTATGCTGACCCTCTCAAGCGCAAGGCCTACTGCCAGGCGCTGTGGATTGGCCCAGCCCGTGGCGCTATCGACGAGCTCAAGGAAGCCAACGCAGCAGGCAAGCGGATTGAGATCGGCGTCAGCAACGAAACGCTGGAAACAGCAGCTATGACCGGCGAGCCATGGCAGCAGGTGTATCGCCAGCGCGCCCGCGAGATTGACCAGCGCCGGCAGGATGGCAACTACCAGCTGCCCAAGGGCGCCCAGCCCGAGCCAGAAGCACCAAACACCAATCAGGAGTAAACCCCATGCCACGTGCATTTGAGCTGGCCGCATCGCGGTCATGGCTGATGCTGCCTGACGCCCTGGATAACCTGATGGCGATTGCTGATCGTCAGGGTGAGCCGGAAGCGCTGGAAGCCCGGATCGGCAAGCCGCTGGAGAACGCACGCAGCGTCACGGTGCGCGATGGGATCGCGGTGATTCCGGTCACCGGGCCGATCATGCGCTACGCCAACCTGTTCACGCGTATTAGCGGCGCTACGAGCACACAGGAGCTGGCGACCGACCTGCAGGCCGCGCTCGATGACCCGAAGATCAAAGGCATCGTGCTGAACATCGACAGCCCGGGTGGTGAGGCCA